CCGGTCGGCGCCGATCTCGTTGTTCTCCTCGGTGTTGTAGGTCGGGGTCACGCCGTTGCTGATGCGAGTCAGCGTGTTCCAGTTGCCGGCCGGGGTGACGCCGGGGGTTACCTCTTTGATCCAGGCCAATTGCACTTTTGCGCCTGACGACATGGGCGATTCTCCTATATGGACGATAGCCGCAGTGCGGCAGGAAAGTTTCTCTTCCCCAAAAACGACGAAGCCCGCACTTGGCGGGCTTTCGTTCGTCGGGTTAGGTTAGGCTGCTTGCGGGTAGATCAGGCGGAGCTGGCCCGGCAGCCCGAACGCCTGCATGCATCTGGCTTCGAAGTCCTTGCGGTCAACCGAGCTATCCGCGATCAACGTGACCATGCGGATTTGCTGGTCTAGCCTGTCACGGCCACCATCGGTCAGCCATTGGTGCATCCGCTCTGACTCGCCACGACGCATCTTCAACTCGGAGTGCACTTCTTTCGGAAGAATGGCGGCGTATACCCAGCGGTCGGTGATCTGGCCGAAGATGGCCGGCGTTCCCTTGGCATGACCTTCGAAAACGGTTCCGGTGATCCTTGCCAAAGCACGGTAGTAGTCATCGCCGAAGCGCTTTTCCCATGGAGCCGGAGCCGTCAGCAGGATCATGCCCATCACACTGTCCAAGCCAGCCTGGTTGCGGGCATCGCGGAAGGCCATCACCAGATTGGCCTTCAGCTCGACAACACGGGCTGTGTTCTTGGTCAGGGAAAGCAGGAAATAGGCCTGATCCTCGTTCAGCAGCGAAAAGCGCTCTGGACGCCCACCCGCCGTACCTCTCAGAGGTTTATCCGTTTGAAACGGAACAACCCCGAACCTCTGGAAGTGCTTGGAATGCTTCTCAACTAGAGCAAGGGTGTTCTTGTGCTTTACCCCAAGCTGCTCAGCGATCACGCGACTATCGACGCGCGCCTCACCAGAAGAATGAACAAGCTGGATCATTGGTTTATCCATCGTCGTTACCTAGTCCACCAATCTAATAGGAACGCAGCGGGGCGGACGGATGGACGGACATCCGCCGTTCGGCTGTACGGGCCTAGCTGCGTGTTGGGTGCCTTGCGGCAGAAAGGAGGCCTCAGTAGGCCCGGTAAGGAATCTGGATATTCACTTGGTACCAGTTGTTTCCGTCATCACCGATGACGCTGGCAGAGGCTGCGAAGAAGTCGAGCGGTCCTTCTGGCGCCGTGTAGAACTGGAAGTGCTCCACCAGGGTGTCGGCTGCCTTGGTGATAGCTAGTGTGCCGCTATAGCTGGGCACGAACAGTTGAATGATGACTATCCCAGTTCGACGCACGCATGGACCGATGCCAATCTCCGGCGCACTGGACAGGCCAGGGATATCCGTCAGGCGTGCCCAGATGCTTTTCCCCGCAGTGTCAAACGGCTGGGAATTATTCGGGTAATCGATGTTCGCAGAAGGGATTCCTGCCCAGTCCTGCATGCGCCCGATGATGACTGCACGGATCTGTTCGAAGGTCATGAGCTATAGGCCTGGGAAACGCCATGGAACGACACGGCATAGATGCCACCAGGCGCTTGAGTCGAATGACCGTCCTCAAGGGCCTCGCTGTATGGGAGGTTGTTCTGGATGTAGACGACCGAATAAGGCCCTACCGACTGAATCACAGTTGCGCCATTGCTGATCGTGGTAGCGCCTGATGGATCAACGGAATCGGTCTGCGCATAGCTCGGGTCGCCAACTGTCACGATGTTGTTGGCCCTGAAGCGGCCGCCGACATACCCCTTGCCGGCGGCCAGGTCTTTCACGAAGAAGTTCTGCTCGCGCTCCTTCTTGGTCAGCTTCTTGTTGCCCAGTTGCGCAGCCATGGTGTCGTATGCGTCGGCCATCGCTATGTTGTTAGCCTTGCGCTCCTGATTGACCTTCCACAGGTCAGGGTTTCCAACCGGAGACCTCAGAACTACCTCTTGAAGCATGGCCATAGCGATAACGCGAGTTCGCTCAGCTACTGCTGAATCGATCTTCTCGCGAAACATCGAGGGAGGCGTGCTCCATGTTCTCCCCTTGGCCATGGTCACTTCCTCAGTTGGATTTCGTAATGCGCCTTGGCCGGGTCGATACCGGGATTGACGACTCGGTACGTGACCGGATCGCCCGTGATCAGGTCGCCGACAGTGATCTGGTGCCCCACTGCCGGCTTGTCGGTGACCTCGTTTGTCAGGCAGATCAGCAGCACGTCGCCCACCAGGATGTTGAGGCCGTCGATGCGCCGGCTGTCGTAGCTGTCGAGCACGCCGCGGCCTGTGTAGGTGACAGGCTGGGCAGTGGTCGTTTCGCTGACCGGATCCAAGACGCCAGGCCCCATGTAGCTCCCTGTGAATGTGGAAACAGCGTCTGCTAGGTCTTCGTCAAAGGCCTCGGCCAGGTCTGCCTGGATGTCATCGCGAAGGCCCATCTTCAATCCTCAATCACGCGCAAATCTTCCGCGCCTTTCAGCCCGTGAAAATCCAGCCACTCAGCCATGATCAGGCTCATCAATTCGTCACGACAATCAAGGCAATCGACGGTCAGTTCGCCCTTGGCGATGCCAACAAATAGCGCTGCCGGGATGACATGAACCCTGTTCTTCTGAGTGCGAATGGTGAAATGCGGACGGTGATCGTCCAGGCTAGTGACAGTGCCCATGCCTCACCCCCGCTGAACTGCGAAGGCGAACGGGTTGCTGCGCCAGGGCGTGAGCAGGGCCAGCGCCAACTGCACGCAGGCCGGCTGGGCAGCAGTTGAAGTCTTGTCGATCGAGCCGAAGGTCTTACTGGTCGACACAGAGCCAGCCTTGACGGTCTTCGCCTCAAGTGATCCTTCGGTCTGCTGCTGGTACAGCTTGCCTTGGGACGCGCACTTGGCCAGTCTGGCGCCGGCCTGCTTCACATCATCAGGGATATCGTCCATGTCGATGCCGACCAGGTTGAGCGCGGTCAGATAGGCGTTTGCCTCGAAGACCGCTTCGTCCTTGTCGGCGTCAGGCGCCCAGTCAGCCCCGAGGATTTCATCCACGTCGGCCACGGTGATGTAGATAGCCATCAGGCCTCCGCTTGAATGAATTGGACTAGAGTCCAGGGGTTACTGCTGCCCGAGTTCGGCGACCAGTTTTTGCAGCGATTCCTTCGAGGCGTTGGCGCGGTAGGTGACGCCGGCCTCGTCGAGGCGCGCCTTCAGTTCAGCCACATCCATGGCTTCACGATCCTCTTCGGCCTCATTCTCGCGCTTAACCGCCTGAGCCAGCAGATCATCCACCTGCTTTTGCAGCAGATCGGCCTTCTCGAATTCGCCGTCGCGTTCGCGCTGCAGCCTAGAGATGCCTGCATTGACGGCTTCCAGAACCTGGAACAGTCGCTCGGCGGTTTCACCCAGCTCGCCTTCAGGGCGCTCCAGTCGCTGCGCTGCGAACGACTCAACGATCACGCCGACAGACGCCAATTCGGCAGTCAGACGATCGATAGCGTCCCGACTCGGGTCATCAGCCTCGACAACCACGATCGCCTGGCGCAGGCCTTCGCGAATGGTGACCTTGGGCACGTCGTCGGCCTCTCCATTGCGGTTGGGCGCCACGTTCGCATCTACGATGACCAGTCCATGTTCCTTGGCCAGCGCCTTCACGTCTTCCTGGTACCGATGAAATGGCCCTGGCAGGTACCAGATATTGTTCTTGCTCATGCAATAGCCCTCGGCGGGCCAGGCATTACACCTGGCCCGCCATCAGCGTTACTTGGAAGCGTCACCGATCAGAGCGACGCCGGCGGTGTGCTTGATGCTGGTGGCCGTCTTGTCCCAGTTCGAGCCAGTAGCGATCTCGGCATCGGTCGGGGACTTGCCGCCGTTGGTTTGGTCCCAGGTATAGCCTTTGAGGCCCAGGCCGAAGGTGTAGTCGACCTGCAGGGTGGTCTCGATGCGTTCCTTGCCGTTGGTGGTCGAGACGTTGCTGATCAGGTCGCGGCCATCGTGGACCAGTGCCGCACCCTGCACGAGCGAGAGGATGATCTCCAGATCGGGATCCTCACCCGCACCTGCCTGCATCAGCGCCGGCGCGTCGGTGACCACGGATACCTTGCCCAGGATATCCACCACGCGGACGTTACCGGCCTGGAACAGCTGTTCGCTGTTAGCCAGGGCCTGGCCGATCAGCTTGTGGTAGGTGGTGCCCTGCATCACCTGGGTGACCAGGTTCTGGCTGGCATCGCCGAACTTCGCGTGAGCGTTGTTCAGGCCAGCCTGGCTAATGCCGGCGGTCGCCGATACGTCATTGACGGCGGCGGCCTGGGCGGTGATCGCGGCCACCAGGGCAGCGATGGCGGTGTTCAGTTGATCCTTCAGCAGAATCTCGGCGAACGCGCGGGATGCCACTTCGATGCCTTGGGCGGTCGGGCGCTCCAGCCA